CCGAACCAACCACCAAAACGCCATCAAGGAGTGACCTGTGCCCGAACATTGCTTGCCCCAGGTCCAAGCCGTTGCGATGCGGGTGACTGCGCTCGACCTGTCGGGCGTCCCGCTTCCGGGCACGGACACCATGATTGTCTCCAACGCCCTGGTGAGCCTGGCTGTCAGCCCGGTCTACACCGACGGTGACGAGATCGAGGAGAAGGGCGCCAACGGAGGCGTCTGCGTGAACTACCGCTCCGCCGACACGTTCAAGCGCCTGGACGTGACCATCACCCTCTGCACGCCCGACCCGTACCTGGAGGCCGCCCTCTCCGGTGGGGACGTGCTCGAGAGTGCCGGGCTCGTGGGCTTCGCCGCCCCCGCCCTCGGGATCGTGACCGGGGCCGGGGTGAGCATCGAGCTCTGGGCGCTCCGCATCGACAACGGCGCCCTCGACGTGGACAGCCCGTACGCCTGGCACGTGTACCCCCGGGTGCAGAACCTGCGCCTGGGCGACTACACGCATCAGAACGGCGCTCTGCTGCCCGTGTTCTCCGGGCAGGCCGTGGAGAACCCCAACTGGTTCGACGGGCCGAGCAACGACTGGCCCGCCACCAGCGACCGGGTGCACCAGTGGATCGAGACGGCCTCGTATCCCACGCCTGTCTGCGGCTACACCGAGCTCGTCGCCAGCTGACCGTCCCAGAGCTCCGGCCCGGCACCTTTCCGCCCGCCGGGCCGGAGCTCCTGACCGTGGGAGGCTGAGCCGATGCCGGGAACCTGCGCACCTTGGGCGACTCTGGCCGATGTCTGCTCGCCCTGCGATGACTACGAGTTCGACCCTGCGCTGCTGGGCGACACGCTCCAGTGGGCCAGTGACATCCTGTTCAACCTGACCAAGCGCCGCTGGTCGGGGGAGTGCACCGAGACGGTCCGCCCGTGCACCGGGCTGGACCGCTTCCGGTGGCTGCCCGACGGCCGCCCCTGGTGCGGTTGTTCCACGTGGAACACGTGTGGGTGCGGGAGCTTCAGCGAGCTCTTGCTGCCCCGCTACCCGGTGGTCGAGGTGGCCAACGTGACCATCGACGGGCTGGCGGTGGACGCCGCCCGCTACCGGATCGATGACGGCTTCAAGCTCGTGTACCTGCCCGACGACGCCGACCCCACGGGGCGGACGGGGTGGCCGTGCTGCCAGATCATCGACGCCCCCCCGACGGAGGAGGGCACCTTCCAGATGGACATCACGTGGGGCGAGGCGCCGCCCATCGGTGGCGTGATGTCGGCCGCCATCTTGGGCTGCCAGCTTGCTCTCGGCTGCCAGCCGGAGACCATCGGCCAGTGTCGGCTCCCCAAGAGGGTGACGGCCATCACCCGGCAGGGCATCACCGTCGCCGCCGTCCTCGACCCGCTGGAACTGTTCGCCAAGGGCCTGACGGGGCTCCCCGAGGTGGACCTGTGGGTGCAGTCCGAGAACCTGGGGCAGGCGTCCAGGGGCGCCTCGATCTTCATGCCGGGCCAGCGGACCCGCCAGTCGTTCCGCCGCCCCGCCGGGTACTGACCCCGAAGGTTTCCGCCTTTGGGCAGGCTCGTGGGCGTAGACGGCCGGGGCTAACCCGGGTTAGACTGGTCTTGTTGAAGGAGAGGCCCCCGGGCTCCTCCCCCGGCCCGTAACGGAGGCCGGGGCTTGGCCCCTGGGGGAAGCTCCCGAGACACCGCTGAGCCTCCCCGAGGGGAGACGGCAGGGACGTCAGGGCAACCAACTGGCGTGACCCGCTCCCCGACGGGGCCCAGCAGGAGTGGCCGCCCAGGCCGCCCCGTCACCTGCGGGTGGCACCGGCCCTGGGGGCCCCTCCGCCAGCCAGACCCCAACCCAACACGAGCCCACGGAGGCCCAGCACCATGAGCAAGCGCAAGAGCACCCCTGTCCAGACCGAGACCCTCGACCTCACGTTCCCCGCCCGATTCTTCAACGACCACAAGGGCCGGGACCTCCCCGCCGGGACGGTCGTGAAGGACGGAGCCCGCCAGGTCGTGGCCACGGTCACCCCGGGCGACCTCGCCGAGATCACCTCGGACGCCCTGTTCTACAGCGACCACAAGCACTTCAGCCCCGTGGACCAGTTCATGTGGGGGATCATCGACTCGGCCCGCAACACCGTCCCGAGCCTGCTCCGCCAACTGTCGGTGCTCAGCAGCAACCCGGAGACCGGGGCGCAGGCGGAGCCGTTCTGGCAGGCCATGTTCGACGCCCACGTCAAGGCGGGCGTCACGCCCATCGGCCCGAGCCCGTTCGCTGTGAACGGGGCCGTCACCCAGTTCGCCGCCGAGTTGAACAGCCCCGAGGGCAAGGCGGCCCTGGAGTCGATCATCAGCGACCAGGTTGACCCGGCTCCCGAGGTTGGCGATGTCAACCCCGAGGCCGCCGCCGAGGCGAAGCGCATCAAGCGGAACGAGGCCGCCAAGGCCCGCCGGGCCGCCAAGAAGGCCCAGGCGTAACACGTCGGGGGGAGACCTCGCCGGGTGCGGGAAACGCCCGGGGCAGGAAGGCTCCCCCCACTCAGGTCTGGACAGCCCCGCCCAGGCGCTCCGATGCCCCCACGGGCGCAGGAGCCAGCCAGCGGGCCCAGAGCCAAGAGCCCCCGGTCCTCTGCCCGGGGGCTCTTGTGCGTCACGGCGCCAGGGCTAAGGGGGCTAAGGTCGGGGGCATGCGCATCGCCTACGTCGGCAACTTCTCCCGCCCCTGGTGTACCGAGGTGCACGTGGCCGCCGCCCTCAACAAGCTCGGCCATCAGGTGGTCCGCCTGCAGGAGAACAGGACCAACCTCGACCAGCAGACCCGGGCTCTGCTCGGGGCCGCCCGCCCGGGCCGTCCCGCCCACGACCCGCCCGGCCTGTTCATCTGGACCCGGACGTGGGGGGTGGACCCCCGACAGGCCGCCGCCATGTTCGATCAGCTGGCCGCCGCCGGGGTGCCCATCGTCAGCTTCCACCTGGACCGCTACCTCGGGATCGAGCGTGAGGGCATGGTGGACTCGGAGCCGTTCTTTCGCACTGACCTCCTGTTCACGCCCGACTCGGGCGACTGGGCCGCCCACGGGGTCAACGCCCACTGGATGCCGCCGGGCGTGGACGCCGACGAGGCCAACAAGGTCTACGCCCCCAACCCCAAGCGGTGGCCGTGGAAGGTCGCCCTGGTCGGCTCGTTCCCCTACCCGCACCCCGACTGGCACCCCCGCCGGGCCGCCGTCGTGGCGCACCTGAGAGCCACCTACGGGTCCGACTTCGCTGTGCTCCCCGCCGACGTGCAGGGCCGCCCGATCCGCAACGCCGACCTCGGGGAGCTCTACGCCACCGTGCCTGTCCTGGTGGGCGACTCGTGCTGGGCCGGGATGGAGGACGACCCGGGCGGCTACTGGTCTGACCGGGTGCCCGAGACACTGGGCCGGGGCGGCTACCTCATCCACCCGCACAGCAAGATGCTGGCCGCCATGTACCCCGACCTCGCCCTCTACCCCCTGGGCGACCTCGATGACCTGACCCGGCAGATTGACCGGGCCCTGGAGTACCCCGAGCTCCGCCAGGCCGACGCCGCCGCCAGTCGCAAGCTCGTTCTTGAGCGTGACACCTACGCCCACCGCATGGCCGAGCTCGTGGAGATGTCCACCGGCCTGACCCCGACCCCCCGACCCCACGTGCCGGCGGAACGGGGTCACCTCCGGAGCGTGCCATCTGGGGCCCCTCGTGTGACGGAGAGCCCCGAGCCGGGCGTGGGTGCCCAGACGGTCAACAAGGTCGTCACGGGCACCTACCGGCCCAAGCGGCTGCGCCACACGTTCACGTGGGCTGAGGGCGTCAGCGACTCCTACGCCGTCAAGGAGGTCTGGGACAACGACGACTACAAGATGGCCGAGCTCGGGCTGCCCGGGGCGACGGTCATCGACATCGGCGCCAACCTCGGGGCGTTCGCTGTCCTGGCGGCCATGCTGGGCGCCAGGGACGTGCGAGCGTACGAGCCCCACCCCGACACGTTTCGGGCTCTCGAGCAGAACGTGCAGGGGAGCCGGGTGGCGGGCAGGATCACTCCGGTGAACGCCGCTGTGGGCGGCTGGGCCCGCTCTGACTGGTTGACGGGCGACGGGGGCGGAGCGCATCTCGCCGACCAGACGTTGACAGACCTGGCGGCCCGGGCCGATGAGGGCCGGGAGGTGGCTGTCCTCGACGTGGACAGCGTGCTGGCGTCCGTCCAGGGGGAGGTCGTTCTGAAGTTGGATTGCGAGGGGGCGGAGTACGAGATCATCGACGGCCTGACCGACCTGGGCCTGGGCCGGGTCAAGACTCTGGTGATGGAGTGGCACGGGCCGGGCATGCCGCACCTCGCCCACCTCGACCTGGCCCGCTGGGGGCCGATGGTGCAGCGCCTCGCCGACCACGGCCGCTTGACGATCCACGGGCACCCCCGGATGGGCGGCCTGCTCTGGTGCCGGAGGTACTGATGGACCCGCTGATGGTCATCTCTCCGCACCTCGATGATGCGGTGCTGTCAGCCGGGCAGATGATGGCCGGGCGGCCCGACTGCGTGGTGGTGACCGTGTTCGCCGGGGTGCCCGACCCGCCGCAGGTGACCGCCTACGACCGCTCGTGCGGGTTCATGAGCTCGACGGAGGCGATGATCGCCCGCATGCTGGAGGACCACCAGGCGCTCTCCCGGCTCGGGGCCCGAGCGGAGCACCTGGGCCATCTGGACAGCCAGTACGGGCCCGCTTCCGTGAACGCCATCTACGAGGATCTGGCGGACCGCTGGTGGCGTCTCGGCTTCCCGGACGTGTTGGCGCCGCTCGGGCTGGCGCACCCCGACCACGCCGCCGTCGCCATCGCCTGTCACGTGCTCGCCGATGACGTGCGGGAGAAGGGCAAGGCCATGTTCCTGTACGAGGAGCTTCCGGCCCGTGTGCTGTGGCCAGAGCTCGTCGCCCCCGCCATCGACTACTGGCGGGCGAACACCAAGCCGTGGGGGTGGGAGCCCGGGTTCATCGGCACCGGGAGCAAGGTCACCAAGGCACACGCCGTGAGGGCCTACCGTTCCCAGATGCCGAACATCGGGGCGCTGGGGGATGGGGCCGGGCGGACGTGCCTGTTCGTCCCGGAGCGATTCTGGAAGCCCGCATGACCCGGCTCACGTCAGCCCAGCTGGCCGCCATCCGCCGGGGCATCACCGATCTGGTCGTGCGCCAGTTCATGCGGAAGTGGGCGCTCGCCGAGGAAGCACGTCTGCTGCGGCTGATCCGAGGCGAGGCCGCATGACCCGGCTCAACGTGGGCTGCGGCCTCCAGGTGCTCGACGGCTGGGTCAATGTCGATCTTGGCTCGTGGGACTACGACCCGGAGGGGCCCGACGCCGACCTGGGCCCCCGGCTCGTGCTGCCGCCCGGGGTTGAGTACGGTGACGCCTCCGACCTCAGCGAGTGGCACGGCCGCTGCGACATCGTGCTCCTCAACCACGTCCTCCACCTGTTCAACCACACCGAGGCCGACCAGGTGCTCGACCAGTGCGCCGCCTGTCTCGTGCCTGGCGGCCGATTGGCCATCGTGGAGGCCGACCCTCTCCGGGTGATCGACACGTGGCTGACCTCGGGCGAGGTGGACCCCATCCTGACCCTGGTCGCCGACGACATCGAGCCCACCGTGCAGGGCAAGCTCCTCCGCTGGGTGACGTGGCACGGCACCCGCCGCTCCCTTTGGTCCGTGGAGAGCCTGGCCGAGAGGATGGAGCGCCGAGGCCTCCAGGTCGTGAAGGTGGCGGCCATGACCAGCAGCGAGAGGGAGCTCATCGACACGAGGCCAGCCGAGTCGTTCAGCCTCGTGGGGATCCGCCCGTGAAGGTGGGCGTGGTCGCCCGGGCCGACAACCGAGGCCTGGGCAACGTGACCTGGGAGGCCGCCCGGCACCTGGCGCCGGAGGGCATCCTGGTCGTGCAGATGTCCGGGGCGCAGCAGTTCGGCGGCTGGCACCCCGACAGGTTCACCGACCTCGCCCCGAGGGTGGCGGTGGCCCGCTTCGACGGCCACGGGTTCGTGAACGAGGTCGAGGTGCGCCAGTGGCTGGAAGGCCTCGACGTGATCTACACCGCCGAGACGGCCTACGACTGGCGGCTGATCGAGTGGGCCCACGACCAGTCGGTGGGCACCGTGGTCCACGTGATGCCCGAGTTCTTCAAGCACACGCTGCTCCCCGGGCTCCCCAAGCCGAGGGCGTGGTGGGCGCCGACCCCGTGGCGTCTCGACAAGCTCCCGCCGGACACGAGGCTCGTCCCGGTCCCTGTCGCCTTGGACCGCTTCCCTGACGCCTACGAGCCGTACACCGGCGGCCCCCTCCGGGTGCTGCACCCGGCCGGGAAGCTCGCCATGGGCGACCGGAACGGCACCCGCCTCCTGCTGGCTGTGCTGCGCCGGGCCCGACGGCCGATGGAGGTGACGATCCTGTCTCAGGACGGCGCCGTCCCGGCCTACCGGCAGACCTCTCGGGCCGTCACGCTGAACGTGGTGCAGGGCGACCGGCCGCACTACTGGGACGGCTACTACGGCCACCACCTGTGCGTCATCCCCCGCCAGTACGGAGGGCTGTGCCTCCCCGCTCAGGAGGCCGCCGCCGCCGGGCTTCCGCTCCTGATGACCGACTGTGAGCCCAACCGGAGCTTCTACCCGGCCGCTCTGCTGCCCGCTCAGCTGCACGGCGCCGTCGGCACGCCCGCCGGGCCAGTCGCCCTGTACCGGCCGGACACGGGCCGGATGGGCGCCATCCTGGAGTCCATCGGGGAGACGGAGCTCGCCGACCTCGCATGGCAGTCGTTCGCCTGGGCCCAGTCGCACAGCTGGGAGGCCCTCCGCCACCTGTGGGTCGAGGGGCTGGCCTGGGCGGCCGAGGGGTGATTGACGCCTTCGCCAGCCTGCCTCACTACGCAGAGCACCTGTGGCCTGTCTGGCAGGCGCTCCCGGAGGACGCCCGAGGGACGTTCTGGAAGGCCGGTATCTACATGGCTGGTCAACCGGGCACCGACCTCCCCCGGGGCGGCCTCCGGGCAATCTCGGGGCTCGTGATGGTGGCCGCCGCCGCTGACACGCAGAACCTGCCCGGCCGCCAGTTCGTGCTGGTCGAGCACGGCGCCGGGCAGACCTATCAGGGCATCAGGTCGAGGTCGTACTCCGGGTCGCACGGGTGGGACGCCTGCCGCCTGTTCCTGTGCCCGTCAGAGCTCGTCGCCGACCGATGGCGGGCCCGCTACCCCGACGCCCGAGCCGTCGCCGTCGGCAACCCCCGCCTCGACCGCTGGCACGCCCACCCGCCCGGGCGAGAGCCGACAGTCGCCCTCACCTTCCACTGGGACAACCCGCTGCTGCCCGAGACCCGCTGGGCGTTCCCTCACTTCAAGCCCGGCCTCTCCCGCTTCGCCGACGAGGTTGAGCGCCTCGGCTACCGGCTCGTCGGCCACGGCCACCCCCGGGCGTGGGGCATGCTCGCCCGCTGGTGGGATGCGCTGGACATCACCCCAGCCCGGACGTGGGATGACATCGCCGGGGCGGCCTGCCTGGTGGGCGATAACACGTCGGCCCTGCCCGAGTTCGCCAGCATGGGCAAGCCGGTGGTCTGGCTCAACAGTCCGACCTACCGGCGGGACGTGTGGCATGGGGGCCGCTTCTGGGAGTGGCCCGAGGGGCAGCCCCAGGCCGACGGGCCCGACGCCCTCACCGGAGCTCTGACCCGGGCCCTGTGGGGCGAGGGGGAGGAGCACCGCCGCCGGATGGTGCGGAGCATCTACTGTGCAACCGACGGGCACGCCGCCGACCGTGCCGCCGAGGCTGTGCTGGAGGTCCTGTGAACCCGTTCGCCGCCCGCCCCGACACTGTGCCCCGGGCCATCCAGCCGGAGGTGATGGGCCCCCTCGACCAGCTGCAGGTCCGCCTCCGGGCTCTCGGGGCGACCGAGGACGAGATTCTGGCGTTGCTCGAGAACTGGTGGGTGGACTCCGACGACTGGGGCGACGACGACCGCCGCCGGGTACGGAACGCCTCGGACACGGCTCTGCGGGCGATGATCGTGCAAGCCCGGGTGGAGTTCAATGCAACCCGGTAACCGGCTGATGGCGTGGTGCGAGGGGTTCCTCGACGCCTTGCAGGACTGGGAGATGAACCCGGCCCAGACGGACGGGTGGCTGCTCCCGGATCGCCGGGTCATCAGCCACGGTGCGCCCGCCTGGGACTGCGAGCTTGTCGCCGTGTGGTGCGAGGGGACGGGCGGCTACGAGGGGGACGTGACGCTGCCGACGCCGGGGCCGCTCACCCGGCAGGGGGCGCACTCGATGCGGGCCGCCCAGATCGGCATCACCATCGTCCGCTGTGACCTGTCGGCCGCCGAGCTCGACCTCAGGGGGGGCGAGGTGGACCTCCCCTCGGCCCTGTCGGTGACGGAGACAGCCCGGGTGACGTACGCCGACCAGGCCCACGTGATGAACGCCCTCCTGACGGCCGACGCCTCAGGCAAGTTCGGCATCCACCAGTGGGCGCCGATCAGTTGGACGCCGGAGGGCCCCGACGGGGGGCTGGCCGGGTCCACGCTCCGGCTGAGCGCCGGGCTCGTGGTCGCCGTTCTGCCATGACCCTCAAGGGCTCGTTCGCCGGGCACATCGTGATCGACAACCGTGCCCTCGATCAGGTGCTCCACGGGGCGAACGGCCCTGTCGCCAAGGCGCTGCTGGTGGCTGGCGACATCGTGAAGGCCGGGGCCCGCCGCCGTGTGGGCGTCTACCGGCCCGCCGCCGGAGACCCCCTCGCCGGGAGACGGAAGCGGAAGCCGGGCACCCTCCGGGACAGCATCGTGAAGCGCCTGGTGGTGGGCGGCCCTGAGGGCGTCAAGGTGCTCGTCGGGAGCGAGGATCCCATCGCCCTGTGGCACCACGAGGGCACCCCGCCGCACGTGATCCGGGCCCGCCGGAAGCCCATGCTCGTGTTCTACTGGCCGAAGGTCGGCCGGGTGGTGCGCTTCAAGCAGGTGAACCACCCTGGGACGCAGCCCAACCGCTACCTGTCGGACGCCCTCCAGGACCTCCGAGCCCGCTTCTGATCTAGGGTGCCGAGCATGCCTCGCCATCGTGACTTCGTGGTAGTAGCCCCCGACCCCGAGCCCCTGTCGTTCACGCTCACCGGGAAGCGAGCCAGCGACGGGGAGGCGTGGGAGGAGGAGTTCCTGTGCTGGCCGAGGGTGGCGCCTCAGGCCATCGCCGACCTCGCCCTGGCGCTCCGGGTGAACGCCCAGGGGGACCGCATCTGGAACGCCCAGGCGGTCATCTCGTTCGTGCGCCGGGCCCTGATTGACGACCCCAACAGGGGCCGCTGGTTCGCCCTGTGCAACGACTCTGACCGGGCTCTCGACCTCAACGATGACCTCGGGCCGGTCATCATCTGGCTCGCCGAGGAGTACACCGGCCGCCCTACCGAACCGCCCTCCACCTAACGGCCTGGGCGGTCACGAACAGCAGCTACTGCAACGCCAAGCTCCTGACCTCCGGGCTGGACTGGAAGAGCCTGGGCCTGGATCAGCTGATGGACGTGATCCACATGTGGATGGTCGAGGGAGGCCACCTTCCGCACGGCCGAGTCGCTGACCTCGTGGACCAGCCGTTCTGGATCGAGCGGGCCACGTGGGGGCAGGGTCCAGTGTCGGAGGAGTCACACCGTGCAATGATGGCGCTGACCGGGGGGCCAGCCCCGATGCGTGACCCGTCAGTTCAGCGCCCCCGCCCCATCGGCCGGGTGACGCCCGATCCGGTGGAGGAGGAGACCCCGGCATGACCGTGGTGGGCGAGGCCTTCGTAGTCATCAGGCCGGACGACGACAAGTTCGCCCAGGAGCTCGGGCAGATCAACCTCACCCGGGTCGGCCGGAAGATGTCCGAGCAGCTGTCCGACGCCCTCGACACCGTGGGCGCCGACCTCCGCCGAGACATCGAGGCCGAGCTGGGGAGGGTGCCCGACGAGCTTGACGTGGGCGTCCGGGTCAACGCCAACACGGCCGAGGCGTCATCGGCGCTCAGGGCTCTGGAGGCTCAGGGCGAGGCGGCCCGGATCGACGTGCCGGTGGACGTGGACGCCGACCCCCTCCTCCGGGACATCGAGCGCATCCAGCAGGAGGCCGAGCTCGCCGAGGAGCGGCTGCTCCGCATCGGCAAGGCCGGGGACACGTTCGTGGGCGCCGGGCAGAAGCTCGCCGTGGGACTCACCCTCCCCCTGATCCTGCTCGGGAAGCAGGCCGTCGGGATCGCCTCTGACGTGGAGACCACCCTGGCGCAGACCATCGGCCTCGCCGGGGGCACCGCCGAACAGGTGGACCAGGCCAACGCCAAGATCAGGGAACTGGCCGGGGAGACAGGCAAGTCCCTCACCGACCTGTCCGAGGCGCTGCTGGCAGTGTTCTCCGCCGGGTTCACCGGGGAGCAGGCGTTCTCCATCCTGGAAGCCTCGGCCCGTGCCGGCGCCGCCGGGCTCGGGGAGACCCGTGAGGTGGCCCAGGCTGTCACCGGAGCTCTGGCCGCCTACGGGACCGGGGTGCTGACGGCCGCCGACGCCACGGACATCCTCGTGAACACGGTCAAGGAGGGCAAGGCGGAGGCCGCCGACCTCGCCCCCCAGTTCGGTCGGCTGCTGCCTATCGCCTCAGAGCTCGGCATCTCGTTCAACGACGTGGGCGCCTCGCTCGCCTACCTGACCCGCATCTCGGGCGATGCCAGCCAGAGCGCCACGGGCGTAGCGGGCATATTCAACAAGCTCCTGAAGCCCACCCAGCAGGGCGCCGAGGCCCTGTTGGCCGCCGGGTTCTCCGCCGAGACACTGAAGGACAGCCTGGGCGAGCAAGGGCTCCTCCCGACGCTGCTGGACGTGAAGGACGGCCTGGACCGGACCGGGGGCTCCCTCGGCCAAGTGTTCGAGGACGCCGAGGGCTTCGCCGCTGTGCTGGCGCTCACCCGGAACAACGGGGCCGACGCCGCCACCGTGTTCGAACACTTGGCCGACTCCGTGGGCCAGACGGATGCCGCCTTCGCCGCCTTCGATGAGACCAAGAGCGCCGACCTCGCCAAGGCCAGCGCCGAGGTCAACGTGGCCCTCGCCGACTTCGGCAACGTGGTCCTGCCTGTGTTGGCGGAGGTGCTGGGCTTCGCCGCCGAGGGGGCGGAACTGTTCTCCAAGCTCCCCGGCCCGCTGCAGACCACCGTGGTCGCCGCCGTCGGGCTGGCCGCCGCCCTTGGGCCCGTGCTGATCATCGGGGGCAAGATTTTCCAGTCGTTCGGGACGATCACCGCCGCCGCCGGGAAGGTCGGGAGTGCCGTCAACAGCGCCTTCGGCCCGGCCTCGACCGCCAAGCTCGTCAAGTTCGGGGCGGCTGCCGCCGGTATCGCCATCGGCATCGACATCATCCAGGACCGGATCGCCGACGACCAGGGCGAGACGGAGGAGTTCCTGGGGGGCATCGTGGAGGACGTCAACGCCGCCATCGCCGAGGGCGACTTCGATGCTCTGGCGGCCAAGTTCACCGCCGTCGCCGACGCCCGGAACGAGCTCGCCGAGGACGCCAACCGGGCCATCGACCCGTTCAAGCGGAAGCAGCTGACGGAGGCCGTCATCGGCCTCGACTCGATCCTGGCGGCCATGGACGAGACGGCCGCCGGGGCCGATGACCTCGCCGTCCAGCTGGGCATCACCCGGGAGGAGGCTCTGCAACTGGGCTTCCAAGGGGCCGACGCCATCGCCGCTTTCACGTCCGCCCGGGCGGACGTGGGCATCGACGTGGACCCCATCGTGGCCGCCCGAGAGGCGATGAACGACCTGACCCTGGCCTTCCTGCGGGGCACCGACACCGAGCAGCAGTTCGCCGAGGTGTCGGCCCTGACCAACATCCCCGTGGAGGACCTCCACGAGAACCTGGGCAAGCTCGCCGACCAGGCCCGGGAGCTCGGGGACGCCTTCGCCGAGGGGCTGGGGGGCGTGCAGGACGCCTTCGCCACCACGTTCGGCGACGAGGCGAAAGACAGTGTTGACGCCTTTCTCGACAACTTCGCCAAGCAGACCGCCGACGCCGCCGCTTTCACGATCAACCTCCAGAAGCTGATCGCCCGGGGCGCCACCGACCTCGCCTCCACGTTCGCCAACCAGGGGGTGGGGGCCGCCGGGCTCGCCGCTGAGGCCGCCGCCGCCTCTGACGCCGCCCTGGCGGACATGGAGACCCGCTTCGACTTCATCGCCCTCCAGGAGGACACCGCCGAGGCCCGGGTGCGGGGGTTCGCCACCCGCATCACGGACGGCACGATCCGGCTCGTGGAGGAGGCCAACCAGGAGGCTGAGAACCTGTTCGGCCCCCAGGTCGCCGAGACTGTCGGCCCCCGGCTGGCCGCCGCTCTGGCGCAGGGTGACGAGGCATTCTTCGCCGAGCTCGACGCCATCGCCGCCGAGGCCCGCCTCCGGTCCATCGCCATCGGCGAGGGCGTGGGGGAGGGCACCCAAGAGGGCCTGGAGAACAGCATCGCCGCCATCAGGGCCGCCGCTCAGGCTGTCGTGGACGCCACGCTGGGAGTGTTCGGGGCCGGGTTCAAGCTCGGGAGCCCGTCCCGGGTGATGATGCAGATCGGCGGGGACGTGGCCGCCGGATTCAACATCGGCCTGGCGGAGGGGCTGGTCCCTCCGGACCTGTCAGAGTTCACACGAGCTCTGCCGACTGCAACGCAGGCCGCCGGGCAGGCGCTCTCCCTGTCTCCGCCGTTCGGGGCCTCTCCGGCAATCCTCGGGGCCTCTCCGGGCACGACGACGATTGAGTTCAGCGGTGACATCGTGGTGCCGGTCCCGCCGGGCGCCTCGCCCCGGGAGCAGGCCGACCTCGTGGGCCGACAGGTCACGTTCGCTCTGCAGGGGAGCGTGGGGTGAGCGCCGACGGGGTGACCGTGGCCATCGCCAGCCGCTCGATCAGCTTCGGGGACGGCACCGACTACTGCTGGGGACGGCAGGGGATCGTCGGCCTCGGGGCGCCGCCTGTCCGCAACAACGACGTGACGCAGGGCAACGACCACGGCGCCATCGGCCAGCGTGACTACATGGACGTCCGCCACCTGGGGTTCGACCTGACGATCGGCCCGGCCCTCGGGGACTTGACGACCGACGGCGCCGACGTGTGGGCCCTGTGGGACGCCCTCCGCCTCGCCTGGGTCACGTCGAACAGCGACCTGACCCTGACCATCGACTTCTTCGGGGCGGACACGCTGACGTTCCTCGGCAGGCCCGACGGCGCCAGCCTGGACACGAGCCCGATGCTGCAAGGCCTCCGAGCCCTCCGGGTGATGCTCGACTTCCGCTGCCCCGACCCCACCCAGTACTGACGTGCCGCCCCCGACGCCTCTGGCCGCCCCGGGCCCCTGGACGTGCACCGTGGTCGAGGCCGACGGCACCAGCCACGGCGCCATCAGGGCCTACCCCCAGAGCCTCACGTGGGAGTTGAACGGCATCGGCGGAGGGGACGCCTACATGGCCGCTCTCGACTCGACGGCCGCCCTGTTCTTTTCGGGGGGCGAGTTCCTGGACGGGCGAGAGCTCGCCGTGTTCTACGACGGCAACTTCGTCACCTACGTGCTGCCGAGCCCCCGCCAGAGGCCAGCCCCGACCACGCTGACCCTCAACGGCATGGGCTTCGGCTACGCCCTCAAACGGCGCTTTGTGGGCCGCTTCAACAGCC